CCAGCAGTGTGACTCGTATAGTCTCCTGCCAGTCATTCGGCAGCGTAAGGTACTGGTCATTTATCTCAGCGTTAGAGCGGCTTTCAAGTCGCCAGTGGCGCAGCCCACGGTTGAAGGTAGACTCTGCCAGGTCAATAAACGTAGGGATAGTTGTCGTCAAATCGTCTCGGTTGAGCCAATCTGCAATAGCTGTCTGAAGCTCTGCGTATGTTGATATTGCCACCACAATCTCCTATACTAGGCCTAATAAGCCGTCAGGTTTAAACGGCTGGCTAACACCATCTAGCAATTTGTTTTCTAGCTTGCCATACATGGGCACGCCTTTCTCTTTAATTGCTTTCTTCATTTCAGGCGTAATAGGCAAGTACCAATGTTGTTTGCCTTCACCTTTGTTAAGCGCTGGATCACTCATCCTAACGCGCACTGGCTCTACGCCGTACTTTTTCCCGAGTTTTTTAAGTATAGCAGGAATAGTTTTGGAGTACATTTGCTCGTACAGCGCTTGCATCTCGAAATACTGCTTTTTAACATCTTCCGGCATTCTGTCTATAGACTTATACTTATCTCGAAGAGGTTTTAAATACAGCGCATCCTGATTAGCAGCGCTTGTAAATGCTATGCCGTTCATATCGCGGTCAACTGCTTTACTCAACGATTGCGTGACCATAGAGTTAATCCACTTGTTATCCTGAAGCGGAATGTCAAACATAGATTGGCCACGATCAACCTTGTTGCGCTGCTCGTTTATCTGGTCAATTACTTTTGCCGCTTCATGTCTTTTAACAAACAGATTATCGTATTCATCATGCAATTCAATTGACCGCGAAATGCTAGTACGGGGGTTATCAATAGCAGTTTGCAATAATTTTAGTTGTGCATCAAGTATGTCTACTTTAGCTCGCGCTTGCTGAAGTTGCGCGCCGGTATTGACACGTACGCCTTCTTGTATAGGTGAAGACTGGTACAATGTTCTACGCCCAATTTTATGCGCGTCTGATTGAACCTCATCAACAAAGTATGCTTTACCGTAGCCCTCTACATCGCGGCCTGATGCCCTGGCATGTGCAATAAGCCCTTTATCATTAAAGTGCTCATCATTAGTAATTTCGCCCACGGATTGATCGGTTAAGCGCACGTTTTCACGGAAGTATTTAGGCGTGCCTACGTGCCATTTAGACCACTTAACTGCATCACCTACTACGCGCTCCATGTTAAGCTCTTCAGCCAGGCGATCGGGGTTACTACCATACACAACGCTTTGCACTCGACCGTCTGCATCATACTTAACCGCTTTGAACTGGTTAGGTGCTTGCTGTACTACTTTTAGACTAGTGCTGTTAGGGCCTTCAAACTGCCATTCGCGCGGGCCTGTTGAATCTGCTGTAGTTGGTGTATCAGGTGCGCTGTACTGCTGTATTGCATCTTGACCTACAATATCTTCAATCTCCGCAACAATCTCATCGCCATCCAAATCACGATCATCTAACCTTTCAGCTAAATCAAAAGAGTCGGATGAGTTGCGAATTGCATTTCTCACAACGCGCCGGTCACTGCCGGGTAGGCTAGTTATAAAAGCCTCTAGCTCGGCATTAGCCGCGTCAGACAGAATAAAACTTTGATTTGCTCGTGGTTGCGCCCAAAAAGCGTCTATGACCTGCGCTATCTCAGGCGATTCCATATCAAAGGCAGACGCTTCAGGCTCTGCACCTATTGTTCGGCGCACATAGCTTTCTACTGCAGTCATAAATTCATCAGCCTGGGCCATTGATGAATCTTCCGCAATTGCGCGACTAAGTGTACCTATGGGGTCATCACGGTCTATGTTAATTAGCGCATCATCTAAGGTGTCTGCGCTCATGTACCGCGTAGCAATTTCAATGATAGGATCGTCCGCGGCCTGGTTTGATAGCATCTCGGCTTCAACTTGGTCCCAGCGTGCTGCAAAGTTTTGTGGCGTATCCATTGTGCTAATAGATTCACCGTTGACCATTCGAGCGTCTATTTCAGTCTGTGCTTCTGCTTCAAATGCTTGGCGCATAGCCCCTAAGAACTCTTCACCAGAGCCTGGAGGTAGTGTGCTTTCTATTGCGGTGGTAATACGCCAATCATTATCTGCTCCAGGGGCTAACTCTTCTATCCACAGCGCTAAGTTGTTAGCTTGGTTTGGCGTTGCACCTTGTGCGCGCAGTGTTGCGGTTATTGTATTTCTCCAGCGTCCATCTTGCCGCATTACCGTTGCTGGATCGTCTACAAAAGCTGCAAAACGCTGGTTGGTTAGCTCGCCTACTTGAGTATCTATTGCAGCGAAGTCCGTGTTACTACGCCCGCGCGCCATATCTTGTCTTGTCCACTCAACGTCGGCCATGACTGAAGCTGCTGCATCAGGATCATCTTCGAAGAAACTTTCAAGCACTATTTCAAGGCTATCTGGATTGCCTTGTGTGGCGCTAAGAATATCGTCTACTTCATCAGGTCTAAGATGCTCTAGCAATGCCCTGCGTTCTGCTGCAAAAATGTCTGTGGCAGGTCCACGTGAGCTAACGCTATCAAGTAAGCTAGGCTCAAACCCTGGCCATAGTGGTACATACTCTTGTGACTGCACTAATGTTTGCAAGTCTGGGTTGCGGTCTAAGCCACGAAGTTCGTCCAAAATGCCACGGATTTCAACCGGCTTTCCACCTGTCCAATTAACGCCTGACTCGTTAAGCATCTGCTCAGTCATGCCCATACCACTAAGACGGCGCGCAATTTGCTCTCGCGTCATCTTAGTGTTGCCAGTCTCTTCACCAACCATTAGCAGGTCAAGCAAGTTTTGCTCTAGGTTAGAGAATGTATTAGAGGTGGGGTTAACCGTAGCGGTGTATTCTGGCGGGCGGTTTACCAGCAAAGGTGGCGTTGAGGCCACATTAGATAAATCATCGGGAATCTTACGCAGCTTACGCAGTACGGGAAAGAATACGCCTGATGCTGCTGCACTTATAAGGTCAGGGCTGAGCTCAGCTGCTGTATGTGCTGCTGTGGCCGCCTCAGGTGACCCTGTAGCTTCAAGTGTGTTAGAGCCTGCTGATTGTACTAGGTTTTCAAAAAACGTGCCTACGGGCTCCAGAACAGTCCCTACGTTAGCCAGTGTTTTTTGCGCACCGTATGTGCGAGGCTCGTAGGCTAAGTCTTGCACAGTCTCCATACCTTTAACGGCTTGGTCAAGGTCTTCGCCGTACGCCAGGCCTAGGAGACCGCGCAATCCGCTGCCTACTTCTGCTACTGCGCCTGCACCTAGCGTTGTTGCTATGTCTAAGGCTTCTAGCAATCCAATGTCGCTTGCCCGGTTAGGCAGCTTACCTTCTCTAATTAGTCTAAGCTCTTCGGGCGTTAGCTGGTTGAATTGCATGTTTTAGCCTCTTAATTAGTTAAGCAACACCTTTTAGTCCACGCTTCAAGGCACCACCTTTCCATCCGCTGCGTTCTCTATAGCCAACAGCAAGATAGCGGAATGCGTCAGCTGGGTGTGAAGCCCAGTCGTGTTCGGGTCGCCCCTTCCATGTCATACGCTGGTCGTCATACTCACGATGGTACGCACGCAGTGCTTCTACTAGGTGCTCAGTCTTCTCAGCATCAAACCAACACTTATCCAGCATTGATCTTACTGCTTGTATCCCGTCATCTACACCTAATTGAGGTGCAATAGTGATCGGGGTTACGCCTAGATTCATCAATGTCTCATAGCGCGACTTACCACTGCCCAGCTCTTTAACGCGCACGTCATGTGGGAGAATGTGCTGGTCGTAAATATATCCTTTAGATTGTAGCACATTTGCATAGTGATCCAGGCCTACGCCAGAATTTTCGTAGAAGTCAATAACACGGACTTCAGCACCAAAGAATTGGCAGAACACAATTGCAGTTGAGTCACCAATACCCAGGTCCCAAGAGGTAACCACAGGTAACGCTTTATCGTACGGTACAGTTGATATACGACCGTCAGCACGTGCATCGCGCATTTCGATGTTGTAATAGGCGCCATCGTGATGCGTGAGAAATTGACCTTCCCATATATGCTCGTAGCTATCAGGTCTACGCTGTTTGTCTGATAGACGCTCCTGCTCTAGCACGGCTGGAAAGAACGGGTTGTCTGACCAGTTCATTTCTACGATCTTAATATCGTCAGGCGGGTTTTCGCGGAAGCGCTGGTGTGTTGCAGAGTATTTAGACTCTGGGTTCCAAGTCACCCAGATTTCAGAGTCATGCTCTCGCACTGTTGGTATAAGCTTGACCCAGGCAGTCTCTGATACGTTTTCTGCCTCATCTATCCAGGCAATCAGCACGCGTGCTTTTGACTTTATGCTGTCTAGGTTGCGCCTCAAGCCTGCAAAGACATAGTTAACCAGGCCATTCTTAGTCCTGATAAAGTTTGCGCCTATCTCGTAGTAGTCGTTAAGCCAAGGCACAGACTCTATCGCACCTTTGATCTCCTCAAACGATGAATCGCTCAAGGAGTTCATAAACTCGCGGCCTGCAAGTATTTGCCCGCTAACGCCTGCTTCGGCAAACATGTAGCCTCGCACTGCAGTCATCAGTGCAAAGGTGCGCGTCTTACCTGATCCACGGCCTCCATACGAGGCTCTGTAGCGCGCTTTGCCTTCAAAGATAGGCACAAGCTTAGCAGGAATATTAATCTTCGCTGTCGAGCTCATCAGGCACCACACCACTTAGTACTATATGCACAGGTTTGATTGAACCGTCAGAGCTGCTCAGATCGGCTTTAAGCTCACTAGGCAGCACGCGTCCTAGCAGTGTGCAGAATGTCTTAGGATCTTCGCGCGCCACCTTCACCAAGTAGTCTTCGCCGCCCACCTTGGTAAAGGCATTCATGATTGCCGTTTTGAGTGCAACCGTGGTTTTGTTTTGCATGCCTTTAGGTCGACCTGGACCTCGTGGTTTACCTTTCTTAAACTGTGTAGCTTCAGCCATGATTTTTTACCTTTTTAAAAATTAGTGTCGTGCAGACGTCCCAATTAATGCAAAGTTGCGGTGCGTGCAGCAATGATTGCACCCACCTGGTCAAGCAACGCGTCTTGGTTAATTATGTCGTGAATACAAAAAAGGGTCACTGTCTCGCCCTCTACCAGCACTGTGATGTCATGCCCTTCGTGCTCAACAACAAACTCGTAGTCTTCCATAGTACGCCCCGTAACGTAATGTAATAATAGAATTCAAGTTCATTTATAGGGGGGGTGTACCCCCCTTACTTTATTTTACTTATTATTTACTATTACTATTACATTTAATAAAAAATAATAATAAATACAAGAAGTTAAGGCGTATTAATAAGGTAATACCAATCGTAACGATATAGTAAGTTTAGCCACTTTCGAAGCTATTGGCCTCATTTAGGCGTAATCTTATTATTTCAGGGCTAATTTCTTGTAATCCTTGCTTGACATAAATGTGCTGAGGCATGCCGTTCCACCTAACCATACGAGGGTACTTTTCATATCCCAACGCAGCTGCAGTTTTAGCCATCAGCTTATGAGGAATAGGGCGGCCACACAGCACTTCTTGTATAGCTCTATTAACAGCAGCAACAGAAAACACCTCTTCATGCACACCAGGTAAAGGGTTGTTTAAGATGGTCTCTAACACGTCTACATGTTCAGGCTTACCTAGAGCAATCATGTATTGTTTGGCCGCAGTCGTCTCTGGGGCTTTTCTAGGGTCAAAATCACTTAAGTCAATACTTTCAAGCCAGGCACGCGCACTAGAGCCGTCATCTAGCTCTAGCGTGTCTCTAATTGCCTTATAGAAAGGCCCTAGTGTTGTCTTGACCTCTTCTCGATTTTTGTGCCGGGTAAAAAACACGCCGTACCGTCTATCACCATCATCAAGCGCCAGCGCATCTTCATGGTTAGTCAATAGAATATAGTTAGCGGTGTTCAGCACTTCCATGCCGTCTTTGTTTTTGCCCACGTACGTAATCACATCATTTGTAATCAGCGCTTTTAAACTGTCCATGATGGCGTGGCGGTTTTTATCACTAAACCGTACTTCCTCAAGTATCTTCAAGCAGTGCCCAGGTGCCCAGGCTGAAAAGTTTGAATTTATCTCTCGCTGCTCTACCTCACGTGCATTGAGCGTACCCACAGCTTTACGCAAGATGTTAGCCAGCGTTGTCTTACCATCGCCTTGCACACCCTTAAGTAGCAAAGCCCACTGAACTTTTTGTCCTGGGTGCCGCACAACCCACGCCATCCATTGCGTGATGATTTTATAGTCATCAGGGAACATGTTCTCTACTAGCTGCTGATACAGAGGGGTAAAAGTCTTAGCCGCTTTAGGTACCATGTTAGGCAAGTACAAGTTGACGCACGACTTGCCTTGGTACTCAAAAAATTGTCCAAACTTAGGCGCATAAATGCCATGCACTACCGCGGGAATCTGCGCTATCTTTATTGCATATTTAGCTGGCGAGTATTCAACTTTGCCCACCCACGTGTTTTCAGTAGCTAGCTGATAGTTGAAGCCCTTTTCGTTGAGCTTAATGCCGTTCGCTAGGTTATAAAATTTTTCTTCACTGGTAATGCACACCCAGTCATCCCAAACAGACTTCTCAACCTCTTCCTCTTCAAACGGTACAACAGGCGTCCAGCCTTTGTCTCGTGCTGAGTCAATACCGCGTGGGATAGAGTCAGCATACAGCGCATCAACACGGTCAGGGCGCAGTGCAGCCAGGCGAGGCCGTGCCTGGTTGAAGTAGTCCCATATCTCGTCATCTGACCAGCCGCGTGAGACCATCTTGCCCGTCAGACCTATTACAGCTGAGTGCCACCCTGTGTTGTCTGAGTAAAGCGCGTGTTCATGCTCCTCAAAGCTTGTATAAGCGCGCTCACCGCTTTTTGAGAGTAGGTCTAGTAGTTTCTTAGGCGCTACTGTTAAAGCACTCTTAGACGGCAATTTAAGCTGCTTCTCAGGCGACAGGTGCATGACCTGGTTTTGGCACTTAATATCAATGCGAGGCATGAGCTTGCCGTCGGCTGAGGCTTTGTACTCACCAGGCGGTAGCTTGAACAGATAATGGACTGAGCGACCATTTTTACCTACTTGCGCAGGCGGTGGCAGTATGTCTACGCCTACAACCTTAGGCAACTGCTCTAGTGTAGGGATAAACGAGCCTTCAGCATCTGCTGAGTGCCCGTCGTAGTCGAGCAGCACTGCATCGTCAAGTATAATGCCCACCTTAACAGCACCGCGCCAGGCAGGGTCATTGAGGTCTGAGTAGTCTTGGCCTGCAGTGTAAGGCCCAAGCGCACCGCCTTCATATATAGGCGTAACGCGATAGCCTTCCGTTAACGCTCTTTGCGCAAGGTGTGTTATAGTAGTCAAATCCTTTGGCTTCATAGTCATGGGTGTCCTTTTGAGTTGGGGGCCTCCGACGATTTGCATCATCCGAGGGGGTCTTTTTTTACTGCTCAACAACTACTGTGTTAGCACTCTCATGGAACATAATAGGCAAGCCGTCAGCAAGTTCTGCCCTTAAGTCGCGCAGTTCGTTAGCTAAATATACGCCAACTACAAATTGCACAGCGGCCTCAGGACCTAGCAACTCAGCGTATTTTTCTACATCTTTATAGCAATCCTCTAAATTAAGCATCTTGCGATTCCTTTTTAGCTTGCTCAACAAATTCATTAAGCAGCGCGCGGATTGTCTTACCAATAGACAAGCGGTGCTGTTCGCACACAGCCAGAAAGGCTTCTTTTTCTTGCGCTGTAAGGCGGAATGCTGTAACTTCTGTTAGGCTTTCGTCGCGGCCTGCTTGTTCTTTAATTGCGTCTAGTTTCATAGTTTTTTCTCCTAAGTGTTTACATCAAGCTAATCGTACTGCATCATTGATCTTGCTGTAAACAAGCAGCTCAACTAATCGTAAGGAAATTGTTATGTCTAAAGCACAATTTGTTACACCCAAGGGCGAAATCATGTGGGCGACTATTAATGGCGCAGGTAAAGCTGACCTTCAGGGCCGCATGAAGTACACAATCGACATTGTGTGTGACCCAGAAGACGCAGCGCCAGCCATTGCGCAGCTAGAGGAGCTCTGGGAAGAGCATAAACCCAAGGGCACTAAGAACGCTAAGTCAATGGGCTATAAAGAGGATGAAGACGGTCGTATTCGCTTTATGCTCAAGACGGATGTCACCTACCCATCAGGCGATGCTAAGGCCATTAAGACGTATGACGCGAAGGCTAAGCAGTTTGAGCTAGAGGATAAGATTGGCAATGGCTCGATCGGTCGCGCTAGCGGTCTGGCATCTGTCTACGACGGCGGCAACGCAGCAACGCGTGGCGTAACACTGTACCTTGACAGCGTGCAGATTGTTAAGCTCATCAAGTACCAAGGCGCAGCAGCTTCCTTCGAAGAGGAAGAAGGCGGCTTTGTGGCTGATGAAGATAACCAGTTTGAGGCTGAAGACCTCGTTTGATCCGTCCCTCGCGCCGGCCGAGGTTAACTGCCGGCAATGACCCCAATGAGGATACCACATGCGTACTATTTATATAGACACCGAAACAACCGGCCTTAATCCTAAGACTGACCGCTTAGCCGTTTTTCAATTTCAGATTAACGACTTCATGCCGCAGCTTGTTCAAAATCCTGACTTAGCTAAAGTGCACGCGCTGCTTGACTCAGCCGATGTGCTGGTCGGCCATAACCTTGCCTTTGACTTTGCCTTCTTGCGGTATGACCCTAGAGACTATACGCGCTTTGATGACACACTGTATCTCAGCCGCCTTGCAGACTATGAGAAAGAGGGGCATAGCCTAGACATAGTTGCAACACGCGTCTTGGGTGAAGACCCTTACAAGGACTTTGAGAAGTCGCGTCTGCAACGCACTAAGTGGGACCAAGCACTGACTGAGGAGCAGAAGGCGTATGCACTGACTGATATTCAGGTGCTGCCCGCCATCTACGCGCGGTTTAAGCGCCACATCAACAATCCTATTTATAAGTTTGACAAACGCTCTATCTTAGCGGGACTGCGCACACAGCAGCATGGCCTGCCTGTGCTACACCACGCAGTGGGCCTTGAGATCAACACGGTTAAGCAAGAGCGCGACCAGCTGCTTGGCCAACTGCCATGCAATCCTAACAGCCCCAAGCAAGTTAAAGAGCAGCTAGGCACGGCCTCAAGCGATGACCGCACGCTGGCTGAGTTGCAGGCCGAAGGTAATGAAATCGCTGCTAAGGTGCGTGCCTGCCGCAGCGCCATCAAGTATCTTAACTTTCTTGAAAAGCTCAATGCTGCCGACCGCTACTATGGCACGCTGCAGCCAGCAGCACGCAGTGGCCGCTTTACTAGCAAGCAGCATAACCTGCAGCAGCTGCCTCGCAACACCAAGCGCTTTATTGGATCACCAGACAATGTGATAGTGGCTGCAGACTTCGCACAGCTAGAGCTCCGCACCATTGCTGCTATCACTAAAGATGAGACAATGATCGAGCTGTTCCGCAATGGCGAGGACTTGCACAACTACTCAGCGGCTCAGCTCTTTGGGCCCGACTACACTAAGACGCAACGTCAGATTGCTAAGGTATTCAATTTTGCAACACTGTATGGATCAGGTGCTGCAACCATTGGTTTGGTGCTGCTCACTCAGACGGGCATTGCCTTGCCTGAGTTTGAGCTGCAGCTGCTTAAGAAGAAGTGGCTGCTGACCTTCAAAGGCGTTGCGCAGTGGCAGCGTGAAGGCTCACAGCGCCATGGACTAAACCAACCGTGGCGGACACCACACGGCAGACCTTACACATCAGCAAGATATACAGACCACTTGTCAATAGAAAACCAAGGCGCTGGCGCTGAGGTAGCAAGGATTGCGCTGCACTACTTAGACGACCATTTGCTACCTGAGGCGTTGCTAGTTAACTTTGTGCATGACTCGTATGTAATTGAGTGCCCTAACAACCCTGTGGTCTACAAAGACACCGCTAAAACCTTGCAAGCAGCAATGAAGCGAGGCTGGGACAAAGCGCCTTTTAATAAGCACGGCATTGAAATGCCTGTTGAAGTAGGCGTGGCGCACAACTGGAAAGACGCAGACGCACTAGAAAATTGTATTTACACGCTGGAGGACACCCAATGAAACAACTACATCTTGAGCAGAACACCGACGCTTGGTTAGAGGCACGCACGCAGTACCGCACTGCATCTGAAGCAGCCATCGTGCTAGACATCAGCCCTTGGACCTCGCCCGCTGACTTTAAGCTCATCAAGGCAGGGCTGAAGCAGCAGTACTACTCTAAGGCCATGCAGCAAGGCCACGAGCTAGAAGATAAGGTGCGCCAGCTTGCCAACGCGCACTTTGGCCTAACCTTTATAGATCAGTGCTGGGTTAACGGCAGCTACATGGCCAGCCTAGACGGCATCGACGGCGATACCTTGGTGGAGCTTAAAGTCTCTGACCGTACATATGAGGACCTTAAGAACGGTATCACCCCTGAGTACTACGAGGTGCAGGTGCAGCAGCAGCTTTATTGCTCCCCCGCTGAGGTGGGCTACATCGTTGCCTACTCGCCTAAGGCTGGCGACATAATGATTAGCGTGCCTATCTACCCACGCACAGATTTCTTACCTACGCTAGAAGAGGCCTGGGCTGCGTTTGATGCGATGCCTATCCCTGAAGGCCCTATCGAGGCTGATGGCGACGGTGAGGTGCTTAAGCTGTTTCACCACTTTGCCTACCTTAAAAGCCAGACAGAGCAGCTTAAGGAGCAAATGGACGCTATCCGCAAAGAGCTAATTGAAAAGTCTAACAGCAAAGGCTTTAAGGCAGGCGGCTATACACTGCGCCAGTCTAAGCCACGCACCTCGTATGACTACAAGACAGCCTGCGCAGATGCTAAGCTTGACCTAGCGCCATATAAGAAAGTCGCTGAGGGCTCATGGGGTATTACCGTGCCTAAAAATCCATTTGGGGATGAAGAGTGAGTTGCTACTTGCCGCATCAGATAGCAGCATCTGATCAGGTGCTTGCTGTCTTACGCAAGAAAGGTCTGTGTCTGCTTGCAGGCGAGACGCGGACCGGTAAGACGCGCGCAGCTATTCGCGTAGCTGAGCTTAGTAAGTGCCTGCGCATACTAGTGCTGACTAAGAAGCAAGCTATTCCTGGCTGGCACTCAGAGCTAGACGCAGTGCAGCCAAGTAAAGACTACACGGTAATTAATTATGAACAAGCACACAAACAAACACCAGGCTACGACCTTGTTATCCTCGACGAGAGTCACAATTTCGGAAACAGAGGAAAGCCCACTCGACGATTTAGTACTGCACGACAGCTCACACAAGAATTGCCCTTGCTCTGTCTGTCAGGCACTCCGTCGGTTGAGTCTTTACTCGGGTTCTACTACCAATTTGGGCTGACTAAGTTTAGCCCTTTTAACAGCCACAAGAATTTCTACGATTTCTTCCGCAAATATGGTATTTCCACACCTAGACGCCTACACGGTCGCATGGTTGAGACATACAGCCGCGCCAACGACAACCTCTTTCCTGTTATAGCACCTTACATTGTTAAACTCACACAAGCCCAGGCAGGCATCACGCACACCGCACAAGACACACTGCACAGAGTAGAGCTATCTGACGCCACACAACACCTTATACACACTGTAAAAGAGGACAAGGTAGTTACAGTCAACGGCCAAGAGGTGGCTATGGAGTCTGAGGCTAAAGAGCGCGCCTTCTTACATCAGCTAGAGTCAGGCGCAGTTAAGATCAACGACGCCCTGGTTGAGCTGCCCAACACTGAAATGATTGATTACATCCGTACCACCTGGGGCGACCACAACGGCATTGCTATCATGTGCCACTACCACGCAACACGGATGAAGGTGGCTAAGCACTTGCCCAACTGCCATGTCTACAGCAGCGACGGTCACGCTGAAGGTGTAAATCTAAGCCACTACCAGCACTTTATTATCCTTAACAGCGGTTACTCAGGCGCTAAGTTCATCCAGCGACGAGATCGCATAGTTAACATCAACCGCACAACTGAAGCGATAGTGCATCACATTGTTGCTAAGGGCCAGCTCAGCGAGGCAGTATATAAAGCCGTTAGTAACAAGCGCGATTTTAACCTAGCCATGTATAGGAAGCTGAAATGACCGAAGCACAGTTGCAAAAGCAGATACTAGACTTTCTTGATGATATAGGCGCCTGGACCGTTAAGACCATTACGGTTAACAAGCGAGGGACGCCTGACATCTTGGCGTGCTTTGACGGTAGCTTCTATGCAATTGAGGTTAAAAAGCCTGGCAAGCTGAGCACACTCAGTCAGCTGCAAAAGTATCAGATCAAGCAGATCAATGGCGCAGGCGGCACTGCTCTAGCGGTTGACAATCTTGAAGATGTAAAAAAGTTGTTTGCCGATGTTTACATTCCGTAATCTCTGGCCCATAATGCTACACATACTTGAGACGGAGATACTGACATGGCTTATTCAAAAACATTCCAAACCGCATACGCAGAGTTTAAAAGCATTTTTGCTGGTGAGCATTTGCTTGACAACCACGATCGCAAAATTTATTGGATGGCTTTAAAAAAAGCTACAGGTACTCAGTACCGCTGGATCAACCTCTACTTAAAGAGCATTGATGAGGAGGCCTAACCATGCAATACACCATAGAACGCACACTGCATGACATTAATGGTCACACGGACGTAATCCATTCTTTTTACAACGCGATGGCAGCAACGGAAAAGCTGCTAAGCATTCACGACGATTTGGTCGATAGTGGCCTAGGTAAAGTGATTCACACAGCGGGGCGACCCTTGCGTGAATTCACTTTTGAAACTGACGCAAATGAGCGTACAACTTTTGCAATTGTAATAGTGTGAGGATGCAATCATGACTAACTACAACGAAATGACCGGTGCAGAACTGCTTAACGTGTACAACAGCCTAGTACCTGACGAGGCTAAACGCCTTCACGTGTGGAAGCACGCTAAAGCTGAGTTGATTGAGCGTATTGAGGCACTTACACCAGCGCCAACTGAGCAGCGTAAGCACAAGAAGCCGTCTAAGTCCATGCAAATGCTGATGGTCTTAGCTAATCAAAATGAGGCGCCACTTGAAGAGCTGGTTGAAAAGCTTAATACCTCTGAAGGCTCTGTGCGCAGCTACATTAGCTACTTTAAGACTGGCAAAAAAGGCCACCCTAAAGTTGACATGGCCTGCGAAGGCGGCACAGTGTTCTTAAAAGATTTTGATGCGGCCGACAAAGCGCTTGAAGCAGTGATGTTTAAGCCATGTTAACTTTTTTACTTTTAATTATTGCTTTGGCATTGCTTCCAGCTGCACTAAATGTACTATTTGCTATTTTATATGCCTTACGTTGGCCTTTAGCAATAGCTTTTGGTGTTGTAACGGTGGTGGTGTTATGAACGATAACGTATGGTACGCAGCAACAGTTATCCTTGGCGTAATGCTGTTGACCGCGTATCTTGAAGGGGTATTAGGATGACTAAAGCAGAGCTAGAGGGCGTACTGTCGCTAATAGACGACTGCAACCGCTACCTTAAAGGTCAGACCCACAGTAAGTGGATCAGCGACATCGCCCATGCAGCCTCGCTTAGAGCTGTTACTGAGCGCAAAGAAAGCCTGTTCGAGCGGTTACGCAGTGCGGGATTAAACATTAAAGAGGACGTGTAATGATAGAGCGCATTAAAGAAATGCATCAGAAATTTGGCATCAGCGAAGTGCCATTTTCTGGTGGCGAACGGCTTTTCCGTATCGCGTGCATGCAAGAAGAGCTGGATGAATTTAACATTGCTGAAAACCGTCCGGCTGAAGAGCTAGACGCCCTAGTTGACTTGCTAGTGTTCACGCTAGGCACAGTTGATCGCATGGGCTGGTCAGACGTCCTTGACGAGGCGTTTAACCGTGTCATGGATGCTAACATGGCCAAGCAGCTTGGACCCAACAATAAGCGCGGTGGCTTTATGATTGACCTACAAAAGCCTGAAGGTTGGACGCCGCCTAACTTAGAGGATTTAGTATGAGCATTAACGACACGCTAAGCGAGCGCCACAGCACGCATGGCGACTTTCATGATAATGCAAGGCTAGCACAGGCATTGCTAAGCACCGCACGCTCAAGCCAAAATTGGCAAAAGCTAAGCGATGTACAGAAAGAAGGCTTGCACATGATCTTCCATAAAATCTCACGTGCACTGTCAGGCGATAACAACAACCCAGACCACTGGCACGACATTGCCGGTTATGCAACACTCATAGAAAAGGACGCTAAACAATGAAAGACTATAATCGACTGCTACAAAAGATTTTAGACCATGGTGCCTTAGCACCGTCACGCGCAGGCCAGGTCTACAAGCTAAGCCACGAAATGCTCAGCTTTGACCTGCGCGACGGCTTTCCTGCTATCACGGGCCGCAAGCTGCAGTTTCCTATGGTGTGCGGAGAGCTTGCATGTTTTCTTAAAGGACACACAGACATCTTAGAGTTTTACAAACGCGGCGTACGTATATGGGATGCTAACTTGCAAGATGCTAACCGACGCAACAACACACCGCACAACACTGACTTAGGCCCTATCTATGGCGCACAGTGGCGTGACTTCTATGGCATAGACCAGCTGCGCACTGTTATAGATAAGCTCAAAGCTGACCGCTACGATCGTCGCTTGTTGGTCTCTGCATGGAACCCTGCAAAGCTTGAAGAAATGGCGCTGCCGCCATGCCATCTAATGTGGCAGCTGACTACAACAGACGGTGAGCACCTCGACCTTATCTTCTACATGCGCTCGGTTGACATGGCGCTAGGCTTCCCATTTGATATTGCTAGCTATGCACTGCTGCTGCATTTAGTTGCTAACGAAGTGGGCATGACCGCTCGCAAGGTGACGGCAGTGCTGGCTGACGTACATATCTACGCGCAGAATGTATCAGGCATTGAGAAATACCTAGACAGACCTAACCACCCATTGCCTAAGTTAGTACTAGACATGGAGCCCGGTCAGGCAGTTGAAGAGTTTGAGCCCGAGCACGCGCATCTAGACGCGTATCAGTTTGAAGCACCTATTCAAATGGAGATGGCTGTATGACCACTATAACAATCGCACAACAAATGAAGGCGCTAGGCCTTGCTCCGAGCTCCCACGACAGCCTCAGACGCGCAATTCAGCGTATCCTTGATAAGTCGGAGGGCCCAGTGCCTGAAGACGATCTGAGGGCCATTCTGAAGCTCGTGGCAACAGCGCTGTGAGCAGCAAGTTTGATGGCCATTTAATGGCAACGGCCGGGGTGTGGGCAACCGCATCCCAGGCTAAGCGCAAGCAAGTAGGCGCGGTGATCTCTAAAGACGATCGCATTATTGCAACGGGCTTTAACGGCACGCTGCCTGGCTTGCCCAACCACTGCGAAGACATAGACGGAGAAACACTACCAACCGTCATGCATGCTGAGGCTAATGCTATCTTGTTTGCTGCCAAGCACGGACTAGTACTACAAGGCTGTACGCTGTACACAACCTTGTCGCCGTGTATGCAGTGCGCAAAGATGGTTGCTGCAGCAGGCATAACTAGGTTAGTATACTACCAGGCGCATTCAGATCAGTCAGGCGTGCACCTCCTGGCGGATTTGGGTGTGACCTGTGATAAATTGTCTGAAGACATAATAATAGACGCTATTAACGCCGACAACTAGCATGCAGCAATACATCATTCAGTACACCCATAATGGCGAGCAGTACACAATCAACGCAGTTGGACGCGGTCTGCACGCGCTACTCAAAATACTAAACAACTCACCACGGAAAGTGACAAGAATAATAAGGAGAGAATATGCGCGGGACGAGCACACGTAGAGATCATAAATACACGCACATGCCCACTCGGCATGACTTCAGCCAGCAAAACATTGGCGACACGTACGATGGCCAGATTATACGGTCATTACACATCCCAAAATGGATAGTTGAAGACTTAAGCAAGCATGACATTGAAGGCTTGCCTCAGCTAAACCGCAATCAAGTAGCCTCAGGCGGCGAACACACCCTTCCCAAAAAATTTGTGCTAATGCACGGCAAAAAGCCTCGATACGTAATTCGAGAGCTATAATAATTTTACTGCTCCTCCCACGAGCATCAAGTAAGGTACAGCAAAGCGCAGGCGCGTAGAGGAGGCAGCAGTGGTCTGTCCAACGTGTGGTAATTCCATACTCATCATTTTGCAAAGCATAGGCAAGTACTTATGTGCAGATTGCAAAACATACAGCAGGATACACAACAATGATTCAATACTGGGAAAGGAAGCTAGCGCGATTGCGCCTAGATTTGGACCACATTAAACGCCATTTAACACAAGCGGATGAAAAAGAAGCTGCTAGGCTAAAACGTTTAAAGGCAGCATTGACTGATGAACTAGCTACGTGCTACGAGGCACTAGACGCGCTGAAATAAAAAAAGCCCGCTACTGGTGCGTGTAGCGGGCAAGGTTCTCAATCAAAGAAGAGGCTAACCTCAGTTAAGTTATAGCGCATCCGGTGGATATTCGCCAACTTGTAGCCGCTAACCATTCCACCTAGCTGGCGGACCTGAGCGAGTGTCTATATGGATGAAGCCCTGATTAGGGTAATAGCCGACACCGCCCCAGTCATCCATATAGTGATCGACCTTAGCCTTTAGCGTCTCGAATAGTACGTCAGGGCATTTAATGTCAGCCGCCCTACCTTGCAGGTGTTTAGAGCCTCTGGAGCCGCCTATAGTGGTATTGTGCGCCAAACAACGGCAACCGCTGGTAACAATAATAGGAGAACGCACAGCGCCTCGCACATACTCAAGCACATGAAGCAATGTAGTATCTACGGTATCGAAACCGCACCC